AAACGTGTCCAGCACCATGCAACTTTCTCATTTGAGCAAATGCTTGTTTAAAATACTTTTTCTCAAACTCTTTTGATGCATATTGTTTTACTTTAATTTTAGGCTTACTTTTTCTTTGTTCTATCTTCTTATCTTTTGGCTTAATATCTGCTGGTTTTGATGCCATATTTGAAGTTAAAAGGCATAACCATATTATCATTGCCCCTAAGATTCCGTATATTCCTCTATCCATTGTTTTTCTCCTTGTTTACTTGAATGTGTTTACTGCTACTTCGTATAAAAATAATATTATAATAAAACTATATATCATTGTATCTATCATTAAATCTCCTTTTTATTAAATTTTAAGGGAGTGTCAAAAAAGGTGAAAGGATTCCAGAATAACACCTCGATTGCGGTCACCCTAACAATTCTCCACTCCCTCATCGTTATCTCCTCGCTTTTTCTAGTACTTTCTGTATCTTGTTAAATACCACTTCATACTCTCTGTCTGTGTGACATTCAACAGCTATCGGTTTCCAGCCAGTACTATCGCTAACGTTGTTATGCATATAAAACTCAAAAACTCCTCCTTTCTCATAGTTTTTTGACTTTACAGCAATAACCTCCTCCATCTTGACGTATGTCATTTCTTTGTTAAACGTATTTGTATCATCTGTTGCTTGTACAAACAACAAACCTATTGTTGTTATTATTATCTTCATTGTCCCCCCTAATCGTTTACAATACTAATTAATTTAAAACTATCTTCTTTGTATTCTTCTGGTAATTCAATGTTTTCAATGTAATTATTAATATCTTCATCAGTTTCATTTTTATTAAATACATATTCTAATTGAATTTGAATCGTTGCAGTTTTACATACTTTAGCCTTATCCATACACCACTTCCCCAAAACAAGCCATTTGTAGCACTAAATCAGCATCTCCAGCATCATATGTCATATCTAGTATCCTTCCAAGTGCTTTGGTGCAACTATTCTTCGGGTCATCCATCTTCTGCAATGCATCAATGATTGATTTCTTTGTTATTGGATATTTTTTCTCATCAAACATATCGTGTATGAATAGCACAGCATCTTTCTTTTTTGTCCTAGTTAAATATTCGTGCTTCCAGCCTCCCACTTTCTTCATATCCTCTTTATCTTCACAGCTAACATTATCTGCCCAATATGTTGAGCCTCCTTCAAATGCACTACATATCAAATCCTCAATCATTTCATCTGATATTTCTATTCTTTTGTTTATTATATTCATTTTTTCTCCATTTCTCTTAAATAATCCTCAACTACCTCTACACATTCATTAATCCACTCAGAATAATTTTTAATATCCTTCAGCTGTTTTTCAATTTCATCCAACATTGAATATCCAGCATCTATTGGTTTATTTTTTATTTGTTTCATAGGTCTAGTTCCTTTAGTTGTTTATCTATATCGTATTTACAATCATCTGGAATATATATCCAGTAATCCATCAGTATATTATACAATGTATCCCTAGCTGATTGATATTTATGTATTAACTCATCTTTACTTTTCATCATTAACTCGTCTTTTCTATCCATTGGGTATCTCCTTTCTCTCTAGTTTATATGTAGGCATATCCTCGTATTTATGCACCCTTCCGTGCCTATCAAAACTCCATACTACTCTATTCTTAGGGCAGAAAAACAGCATATCCTTTTCTCCCCATTGTCTATGCATATTCTTGTTCATTTTTCTTCCTTTTTTGCTAAACCATTTAATGTTATAGATATATCATAAAATTCTTCTAACATATCTAAAAATTCTTCTTCTCCGTTTGTTAATCTATCAACAAGATAATCTTGCCTATCTGCTAATTTTTGTTGTTCTTTTATATTCATTTTTTCTCCTCTAATTGTATTCTTATTTCTTGAAGTCCATATTCATCTTCATCAATATCTGTAATGTTGCAATTTTTTAGCTCTGTAATAACTTCCCTTGTAATGCATTCAAAACTACATAAATCATTACCATTGTAATCTTCAATTATTATCTTCATTTTTTCTCCTTTTCTTCAAATAATTTTTCATAACAATAGACACATAGCCAAGTATCATATAGGTCGCAAAAACTCTCCTCATAATCCGTATCAAAATGTGCCTCGCATTCATTACATCTAGCTATACTCATTTATTCCTCCTTGTTTCCCAAAATACATAAAAAACACACATTCCAAAACAAAACAATAAAATTCCTAATGTTATGTTTATACTCATTTCTGGTGTAATCTCTACCATATTTCAAACCCTCCAGATTCAATGCAGAAACGTGCAAAATCCTCAACATTCATTGTATCAAATGGATAAAAGGTTGTCGTATCATTCTTGTCTGCTTTCTTTCTTTGTTCCATTGTCTTTTTGTATGCAATTTCGTGTTCAATTGCTACTCCAGTACCAATCAGTTCCATTAGCTTTTTACCTAGCTTTTCAGCATCTTTAGCATTTAATCCAGCACCATCATTATAATGTCCTTTTTGGTGCAAATCTTCTGAAATTATACCATCAGTAAAGTTATAACAAAAATCCCACAAAGGTCGCCAACTCCAAGCACTATTCCTAAAATAAACACCTGGATTTGCTCTATCAAACTCATTTTTTTCTTTCCAATATTTATCACTCAGTTCATCATCTTTAGCTAACATTTTTTGTTTTTCTTCAAACTTTATTTTACTCATCTTTTTTAATGTTGGAAAATCATCAAATGTCTTATTTTCTTTTGGATTTAATCCGTGTACGTCCATTCCCATTTTTATATCTCCTATTCTATTTCTTCTATTATCACTACTACATTACGATTTAATGTTTCTTTAATTTTCGTTCTTAGCTCGAGAGCCATTTCTTCATAATCATATACCTTTTCATTAGATTCTGACTTAGGATTTGCCTCATCATTAATAATATAATATATCGGCATTTTTATTTCTTTCATTTTATATCTCCTTGCTATTTATTGCTTTTATTAATCTTTTTCTGTTTCCATTATCTAATTGTGCAATCCACCTAATAAAATCAGTTTGCATCAATCTGAATTTTTCTCTACAATATGCATTATCCCAGCTTGTTCCTTTGCTTGGAAATCCATAGGCATCTTCTGCAAATGTTTTCAAATCTGTATCAATTGCCCACCTTACTATTCTTTGTATGCATTTACTTGTCATTTTATTCATCCTCCTCAATTTCGTGTGAGAATGTATTTTCTTGCATCCAGTCTGCCCAGCACTCTCCTTCTCCACATAATATATTTTCTGGACTATATTGACACGCATAATAATTTGCCCAGTATTCGTTTCCTTCTATTTCTTGGTGACATTGACTACATTTTTTCATTTATTTCTCCTTTTCTTTTATTTGTCTAGTACGCCTCCATAAAGAAGGCGTTTCATCTATTGAAGAATCATCAGCTAGACTAATGGAACTAATTCGGATATTTCCTTTTCGTATGCTTTATTTATTTCATTCCTTGTTTTGTTACCTACATTTATTTCTTTATTTGTGTCAATTAGTTTTAATAGGATTAATTCTAATTCCCATTTACTAAGTTGCTCTATTTTCTTTACTATTCCCATTCTCATTTTATTTCTCCTTATTGATTAATTTAAATTGTTCTCCTTCAACTATAGCAATTTTTTTATTGGTTGCTTTTCTTCTTCTGACTAGTTCAGCAATATAATCATCATCATTTAAATCGTTTTCATATTTATAATTGATTGTTTCTATTAATTGCTTATTGCTTAATTTTTTAATCTTTTTTATTTCACTATCCCAATTCTTCACTTTTTTATTTCTCCTTAGAATTTTGTTCTTAATAATTTGATTACTTTTTCGTCTTGCCTTTTCTTTAAGGCTTGTACTATTTCTTTATTTTCTAGTGCTATATCTGGATTAACTCCAACGTGAGAACATAGCATCATAAAACTCATTCTTCTCATCTTATGCCTCCTCTTGTAATTTGTTTAAATGTGCATACAATCCTTCGACTAAATCTTCATAAATATTGCATTGAACGTGTTTGTATGGCTCGTCACTATCACTTGCAAATTCCGATTTGTTGGTTAATAGGTGGGTATTATTAGCACAATATCGTGCAATATCATAATAATAAATTGGTATGTTACTATCAGCAACTTCGTGGATTGTATCTTGTATATCATCACAATTAATATCTAGTTCTTCAGATTTTATTATGTCTTCTAATTCTTCACAAGCTGAATCAATTAAATCGTCTATATGATACTTTAAATACTTTTCTTCTCTGTATTCTTTTATTATTTCTTTCAATTTTTGATTTTCTAATTCTAAAGCAAGTGCTTCTTCTATTAGTTCAACTTTTTCTTTTCTTTCGTTTTTATCCATTTTATTCTCCTTTTATTTTATTCATTAAAACATCATATTTAATATTTATTTCTTCTAATTCTTTTTCTTTAAATTCTAATCCATAATTAAATACTAACGATTGATAATCTTCATATAATTTGTTGAATAAATCATCTAATTCTTTTAAATTTTTATCCATTTTATTCTCCTTTTGGTTGGTGGGTGTAATTGTCTAATTTATCTTGTTCTTTTCTTTCAAATACATAATGTGAATTGGCTAGAGTGTTGTGTAGGACGTTAATTGATACCAGTACATATAATTTAATATCATTGTCTTTTATTTGTTCGGTTGCATCGTATAAATTCTGGAAAGCTTCTTGTAGGGTTTTTCTATCTGCAAACATATTGCAAGGTTTGAATGTTATTTCTTTTTCATAATGGATTTGCTCTTTCATTGTATTCTTCCTTTTTTATTTTTTTAATTTGGTCGCCATCGGCAACTGATGAAATATAGAAAATACCTGAGAACAAAAACAAGTAAAAAATATGAAAAATAGCTTTTATTATTAAAAATATATGATTAATATTGTGTATAAATAAACAGAAC